AGCGTCGGAACTGGCGGAGCTGCCGGTGCAGGCGGAAACGGTTTAACATCGGCAACTTTTGGGGGGACATATGCTGGCGGCGGCGGTGGATATGGCGCTTGTGTTCCGGGAGGTGCTGGCGGCACTGGCGGCGGTGGCAAAGGCGAATCAGCCGGGTTTTGCCCTCCCTGCGTCTACGGTTCTAGCGGAACTGTGAACACCGGTGGAGGTGGTGGCGGTGGCGCCTGCATCGGTTTTTATCAAGGTGGTTCTGGAATTACATTTATTCGTTATCCAAACTCTTTACCAATCGCCACAACGACAGGTTCGCCGACATTCTCTTGCACTGGCGGATATCGCGTCTATGAATTCACCGGCTCTGGCACATTGAAGATTTGAGGGAGGACAAATGGCGTACTTTGCTCAACTGGACAGCTCCTTTCTTGTCATGCAAGTCATAGCTGTCAACAACGCTACGATTGACAATCTTCCTTTCCCGGAAAGTGAGCCGGTTGGTGTGGAATTTTGCCAGTCTCTTTACGGCACCGAAACAATTTGGAAACAGACAAGCTATAATGCTAATTTTCGTAAGAATTATGCAGGTGTCGGATTTAACTACGATCCTGTTCTTGATGCCTTTATTGCTCCTAAACCTTACCCATCTTGGCTCTTAAATACGACTACGTGTAAATGGGACGCTCCTGTTCCCTATCCTACAGATGGGAAACGGTATATGTGGGATGAGGCAACGCTTTCATGGGTTATTTTCCCGCCTGTTTAATTAATCAACATCATAGGGGGATATGTGATGTGCAAGTCTGGAAAAGTTGACGAAGGTTCAATGCCTGTGCAGGAGGCGGTCACAGAAGCAAAGTTGGAGGCGTTCCTTCACTTTCCAACCGTGATTTATAGCATCAAGGCTCCGCATTTCCTTGAGGCAGCTAGAGAGGTTGTAGGCGAAGCAATCGCCGTCAAAAAGAAGGCAATCAAAAAGCTCAATGAAATTTATCCGTTGATCATGACGGATAACCTTCATGGTGATGCAAGGTTGGCTGATCTGTCCAATTTCATCGCTCAGACCGCATGGGATATCCTCAATGATCAGGGATATGCCATGCAGAGCCTATCCACCTACTTCACCGAGTTTTGGTGTCAGGAGCATCACAAGCATTCCGCAATGGAGCAGCATGTGCATGGCTACGGCTCGCAGATTGTTGGCTTCTACTTCATCGACGTGCCAGAGAACAGTTCGCGCGTTCTGTTCCATGACCCCAAGGCTGGCAAGGTTCAGTTGAACCTCCCCGAAAAGGATATGTCTCAAGCCACCATTGCTTCTAACGTCATCAACTTTGTGCCGGAAGCTGGCACCGTCATGTTCGCCAATGCGTGGCTGGCGCATTCGTTTAGTCGTCACCCTGCCAAAAAACCTATGCGCTTTATCCACTTCAATATGAGTGTTCAGCACAATCCTAATCCCGCAGCTTGCCCAGCTCCTACAAATGTGGAGGTCATTTGAGCAAGTTCTGCATACGGTTTAACCAATCTCGCGGCCAATTAGGGCGGGGAACGGAGCTGCATGTCTGGCGCGTCTTTGAAGATGGAAAAGAGCGTCTGTTCAAGCATCTTCGCATTTCTGTCCCAGTTTGGGATGAGCGCGATGGTGAACAATGGAATGTTTGCTGTGAAGGCTCTTTGACGATAGACAGAGACACCTCAACAGCTATTATAGAGCCGTTACTTCAACTTGGTCATGAAGGGGAAAAACCATGACAGTTACGCTTACGTTCACGGTCGATGAAGTCAACTATATGTTGTCTGCTCTTGGTGCTCGCCCGTTCTCAGAAGTGCAATCCCTGATCTTCAAGATCAAGACAGATGCTGAAGCACAGTTGGCCCCCAAGGCTGACATCGTGGATGCTCCCGCAGAAGCTTCTTAACAATGAGTGGCGCTATGGACCAGAACACGATTAACCTGGCCCTTAGCGCCATTCTTGGTGTAGTTGGATGGTTTGCGAGACAGTTATGGGAAGCTGTAAGATCATTGAAGGATGACCTCCATCAGATGGAGGTAGGTCTTCCTATAAATTATGTTCGGAAAGACGATATGGACAAGCGCATGGATCACATCGAGGATATGTTCAAGCGCATTTATGACAAGCTCGATGCTAAACAGGATAAGTGATGGATCCAATCAGCCTATTGCTTGTAGCTAAAACAGCATACGAGGCTGTTAAGTCTGGTATTGCTGTCGGAAAAGAGCTACAAGGCGTTGCGGCTGATCTTGGTTCGCTATTTGATAGTGTTGCTGCGATTACGAGGGCAGCATCTTCCCCCCCAAAGGGAGGTTTGATATCTGGAAAAAGTGCACAGCAGATAGCAATGGAGGCGTATGCCGCTAAAGCTGAAGCAGATGCTCTTATCGCTGAACTTAAAAACCATTTTGTTGGGGAATATGGTTTGGCAGCATGGGACCAGGTTGTTGCTGAGACTACGCGAATCAAAAAGCAGCAGCGCGCAGACGCTCTTGAGGCGGCTAAAGAGCAGGAGGAATTGATGCACAATGTCATGGTCTGGGGTGCTGCTTTCCTGCTTTTTATCGTTATCGCCGTCTGCGGAATGCTCGCAGCTATCTCTCTTGCACATTAGGAGCCCACCCATGCAAATGAGTCCCGAAGGTATTGATGCCCTGCTCAAAAAGTTTGAGGGCCGCAAACTCAAGGCATATCGTTGCCCCGCAGGTGTTTGTACGATTGGCTATGGCCATACATCTGCTGCTGGCGCTCCTACTGTTACAGACGGCATGACAATCACGCAAAAACAATGCGATGATATTCTTCGTATTGATTTGGTGAAATACGAGACCGCTGTGCACAACTTGGTTCAGCAGCCTTTAAACCAACACCAGTTCGACGTTCTCGTAGATTTTGCATACAATGCTGGGGTTGGTGCGCTAAAATCATCTACTTTACTCAAGAAGGTGAACGCTGCCCAATTCGATGCAGTTCCATTGGAATTGATGAAGTGGACCAAAGGTGAAATCCCTGGAAAGGGAATGCAGGTTCTACCCGGACTTCTTCGTCGTCGCCAAGCTGAAAGTGCATGGTGGTCCGCTGGCGAGGTAACTGCATCCAGTCAGCCCACAGAAGAGCCTACTGCCGATGAACATGAGGAACGCTTTACGCCAGTATCCTTGCCTGTACCAACAATGGCGGATAGCAAGCAAGGTAATGCGGCGTTGGTCACGGCTGGCCTTGGAAGTTTGGGAGTTGCAAAGGAAATTGCTGCGCAGGCGCAGGATGCGTCTGATACGGCGAATCAATTGGTGGGTTTACTCAGCAACGCAAATTTCCTTATCATGTCCGCCGTCATTGGGTTGGCAATTGCCGCTTGGTGGTTCCGCAAGCAACACATGGAGGAACACGGTGTTTAGTCTGCTGTTCACGCCCCTTGGGCGCTATCTTGCTATTGCGTTTGCCGCTGTAGTCATTCTGAGCGGCGTGTACTTCAAAATCAGGTCTGATGCTATCGCTGAAGTTGAAGCGAAAGCTACTGCGGATATCTTAAGGAGGACTGAAAATGCGATTAATGCTGGTGATGCTGTTGATGTCACCCCTAATGGGTTGCTCAAGTCTGATGGTCACAAGCGCGACTAATGGCGCTGTTTGTGACGTCTGGCGGGATGTATCTTGGTCTTCTAAAGATACTACCGGCACAATCATTGAAGTTAAGCAGAACAATGCTCGCCGTGAGGGCTGGTGCGCTGGCGCAAAATAAGTGATATAGTATTGCGAAAGCGGAGCTTTTTCGATGACAACTGGTCTTTCGTATGATGGTTCAGTGGCTGGGACAAACAGCTACAAGACCCAGATCGCCACGATGGCCGTTGTGGCGGAAGCCGATTCCGCGTACCTGACGATCCTTCCCCAAATGATCACCTATGCGGAAAACCGCATGTATCGTGATCTAGATTTTCTGTTTACCTCCATTGCCAGCACATCCTATTCGCTGACGACTGGAACCCGACAGATTGTGGTCCCAACCAACACATTTGTGGTCCCAGAGCAGATCAATGTGATCACGCCCGCTGGAACCACGAGCCCTGATGCTGGCACTAGAAATCCACTTCTCCCGACTACAAGGGAATATTTGGACGCTGTTTTTGGTGTGGCCTCCAACACTGGGTTGCCTCAGTATTTTGCCAACTTTGGTGGGAACGCTAATTCCAACTGGACATTCTTAGTTGGGCCATATCCTGATGCCAATTATACAGTTGAGATTGTTGGTACCTATCGCCCCGATAGCATGTCGGCGACGAATCAGACGACCTTCATTAGCCTCTATTTGCCTGATATCTTCATCATGGCGTCTATGATCTATATCAGCGCCTACCAGCGCAACTTTGGTCGCGCAAATGATGACCCGCAGATGGCGGTCACTTATGAGAGCCAATATCAAGCTCTTCTGAAAGGTGCGATGACGGAAGAATATCGCAAGAAGATGCAGGGGGCTGCGTGGTCCTCTATGTCCACCTCTCCCGTCGCTTCTCCGACAAGGGGCTAATCGATGCCCCATCAATCGCTCAAGCTCATTCCAGGCGTCGATGTTAACAAGACCCCGGCCCTCAATGAGGCCGCGATCTCGCAGAGTCAGCTTGTCCGCTTTATCCCGGACAAAACGATTGGCGGCTTGGTCCAAAAACTTGGTGGATGGACTAGATATTATTCGAACACAATTACCTCGATTGTTCGCGCTCTCTGGGCATGGGAAGATACAAACTCGAACTCGTATCTTGGGGTTGGCGCCGAAAGCTCTCTCCAAGTTATTTCGAGTGGAAACTCCAACGACCTTACGCCTACAAAAACTGTGGCAAATGTCGCCGTCAATGTGACGACAACTGCTGGCAGCAATGTCGTTACGATTACAGACACTGGCCGGGGAATCACGCAATATGATTCCGTTGATATCCAGACAGAAATCAGCGTTGGTGGCCTTGTCCTGTTTGGCCAATATCAGTGCTATAATCCAACATTAAATGTCAATAGTTACTTGATCTACGCAATTGATGCGCTTGGTAATCCTGCACTGGCAACATCATCTGTTGCAAATGGCGGTGCTGTTGCGCAGTACGCCACAACCTCTGGATCAGCCAACGTAAGCGTAACCCTAAACGATCATGGATATGCTGCGGGAGATACATTTGCGGCGTTGATCGCCACATCTTTAGGCGGCGTCACCATCTATGGAAATTATACTGTCATCAGTGTCACCTCATCCAATGTATTTGTAATTGGTGCAAGTACAAGCGCTACAGCCTCTACATCTGCATATGAGAATGCTGGGCAAGCTCATTATGTCTACAACAAAGGAACGAGCCCTGACGCTTTAGGCCTTGGCTACGGTGGTGGCGCGTATGGTGCTGGTGGTTATGGCGTTGGGATCGTGCCCACAACTACCCCCGGCACACCAATTACTGCGATTGACTGGACTTTGGACAATTGGGGCCAAGTTCTCATTGCATGCCCGCTGAATGGACCAATTTATCAATGGTCGCCAACAGGTGGGCAGCCAACTGCTGATGCTATCCCGCAGGCACCAACCGTGAACTCTGGTGCATTTGTAGCCATGCCGCAGCGTCAAATTGTCGCATGGGGAAGCACTTATAATGGCATTCAAGATCCGCTGCTGGTTCGCTGGTCAGATGTTGATAATTACAACCAATGGATTGCGTTGATTACCAATCAGGCTGGTTCATATCGGATTCCAAAGGGCTCGCGCATCGTTCAAGCGATCCAAGGTCCGCAACAAGGCTTGATCTGGACCGATCTTGGTTTATGGGCAATGCAATATGCTGGGCCACCATATGTCTATCAGTTCAACGAACTGGGCAATGGTTGCGGTCTGATTGGTCGGAAAGCTGCAGGTTCCATCAATGGAACCGTTTACTGGATGGGGGCAAGCCAGTTTTTTAAGTTATCCGGTAACGGCATTGAGCCAATTCGCTGTCCCATCTGGGATGTGGTCTTCCAAGACTTGGATAAGAGCAACCTAGACCGAATCAGAATTGCTCCAAATTCTCGTTTTGGCGAAATTTCGTGGTATTTCCCAACCATAGGCAATAGTGGCGAAAACGATGGCTATGTAAAATACAACTTTATTCTTGATCAGTGGGACTACGGCTTCAATTCGGCTACCAATCCTTATGTGTCTAGGACTGCTTGGATCAATGAATCTGTGCTTGGTCCACCAATTGGTGCTGCGCTGAACAAATACATTTATCAGCATGAGACATCGCCAGATGCGGATGGCCAGGCGATGGATTCATACTTCCAGACGGGCTACTTTGCCTTGTCTGAAGCGGATGTAAAAATGTTCATCGACCAAGTTTGGCCAGACATGAAGTGGGGCTACTACGGTGGAGCACAGGGCGCGAATATCCTCTTGACGTTTTATGTCACTGATTACGCTGGTCAGACGCCAATTGCATATGGGCCATATACGCTGACGCAAGCGACAACTTATGTCACCCCTCGCTTCAGGGGTAGGCTCGTCTCGATCCGTATCGAAAGTAATGATATTGGATCTTGGTGGCGTTTAGGTAACTTCCGCTATCGTCTACAACCCGATGGGAGATTCTAGAACTTGGCAAAGACACCATATGCTTTTTTTGCGGCTTCTTTGTAGGCGTTATGTGCGTCTTCTGGACTCTCAAATAGGCCAAGATAAACACCCTTCCCACCTATGGAGAGATGACATTGCCATTTTTTAGCAGCAGAATGCCAAGAAACGCCAACAAAGCCAGACTTGTTGTTTCTGGCCTTTGCTCTGTTCATGCAATTTTGTTGATGCGTAACTTCGCGCAGATTGCTCAATCTATTATCAGATTTATCTCCATTAATATGGTCAATTTCTCCAAATGGCCATGCCCCTGTTGTAATGGCCAATGCAATTCTATGTGCTGGAATAATAATGCCGTTAATGCTAATCTTAACGTACCCACCACAAAGAGTGCCAGCTTTATGGCCAGCTTTAGTCCATCGAGTGTTTGCCTTCCAAACCAGAACTCCAGTGTCTGGATTGTAAGACAATTTTTCGTTGATAGTAGTAATGGGAATTTCTCTCATTTTGTAGGCATACCACAAATTTTGAATGGGAGTCAAGTATGTCCGCAAGCATAGGTGATTTGCTCACTACGCAAAAGAATGGCGTTGTCGCCATCAATAATCTTGCTCAAAGCACGTTGCGTGGTTTTGGAACTCAAACATCTGTCACGGTTACCTCCGCCACTGTAATCTACATTGGCAACGGATACCTTGTGAACTTTTCAGTTGTTGTGGCTGGATCAACAGTCGGGACAATCAGTAATGCCGGGTCTACCAGCACCGTGGCGGCGGCTAATGCTCTTTGTGCAATCCCGGCGGCTGTCGGCGTCGTTAAAGTGGGGCAAGTATTTTCGACTGGCTTGGTTGTCACGCCAGGAACCGG